TTACACCTGCGGGACCAAGGCCCCACAAGCGTTAGCGGGTAGCGCCAGCCACCGAAAACCCTGAAGGCCCTTGGAAAAAACTTCCAAGGCATGAACCCAAATTGCCTTCGTGCGATCGTCACGCGAGCTTTCTGCATGCGCGGCGGCGATCACTTCGAACGGATCGACGCCGAGAATTTCCGCAACGCGGATAGCGGTTTTCTCATCAAACACGGATTGCTGGTTGCGGTACTTGCTGACCGCGCCACGCGTCACACCCAGCGCTTTGGCTGCGGCGTAGTCGGAGGGAAGGTCGAGGCGGGCTTTCACCGCGTCGAGCCAATCGACTGTCGTTTTCATAGACAACCCCTTGTAAATCAAATCAATTCAACCCGGCGTCAAAGGTACTGCGACGCTTCAACAGATGCAACAGTCTCCGAAGATGCGACGTATCAGCTATTGACACGTTTCATCTGATGAGACTATTCTCCGACCCGTCACCCCGGCACCGGTTTTCAACCCCGCCGGTCTTGAGCTAGCTACTCAGGCGCCGGGGTGATGTTTCTCGCGGTATCCGTTCAAGGGGTTGAATAGGGGAAGTCAAATGCACGTTTCGCTGCAACAAACGCTTACACCTTCGTCGCCGATGCGCCAATCGCTCACGCCGCATTTTCGTGCGTGGATGGACGCAATGATTGCCTTGGTCCGCAAATGGACTGCTTTCGATGGCGCTCAATGCGCAGGGTGGGCGGCATGAAAACCATCATCAACGAACTGCGCGACGAGTTGCGCGCCGCTCACATCATCATCCGCACGGCGCTCTCTGTGCTGACGTTCGATCAGAAAATCGCATGGTCGAACGCGAACGAACGCGATGACGTGAGTGGGGAGGGCATCACCCGGGCTTTCGAACGGCAGGCCGCCATCGCCAGCCCGGACGCCGATTTCGTGTATCGCGAGTTGCGATGTGCCGACCGGATCATCGCAAATGCGGCCGGGTTGCTGTCGGAGCATCAGCGGGAACTGTGGGCCGTGGCGAGTCGTCAAGCCGGTGTCGCGCTGTCCCATCCGACGCGTGACGACGTTCGGGCGGCGTTGCTCGCGCGCGGCGCGTCGTTGGCCCGTGCTGCGTTTGCTCGGGCCGTCGCGCATATCGGTATCGATGCCGGTGACGCGCGGGGCGATCAGACCGTCGTGGTGCTCAAGCCTATCGGCGAACTGTCGGCGGCCGATGTGGCGACGCTGCGGCGCGTGCTCGCAAGGGGGCCGCGCGATCCGCTCATCATGGTGATGTCCGCGGAATTCGACATGCATGCGTTTCTGCGGCGTCAACGTGCATTTTCCGAACACACTTTCGGCCCGGGCCGTCTCACGGCTCGCGTGTGCGATCACATCCGCAAAGAGTTGACCGAAGTCGAGGCCGCCCCGGATGACCTGCGCGAGTGGGTCGATGTTGTCCTGCTCGGGTTGGACGGCGCGTGGCGAACCGGCGCGACGCCTGAACAGATCACGACGGCGCTTACGGAGAAGCTGACGACGAACGAAGGGCGCGCGTGGCCGGATTGGCGCACGTCAGATCCGGATTGTGCGATCGAGCACATCGCAGGCGGAGGCGCACATGCAACCTGAAAGGAAAATGGTCAAGGTCGCGGACGCGATGCGCGAAAAGGTGATCGACGCGGAACTACTCGCGAGAACCGCGAAAACGATCGGCGGCATTCGATTCAACTTCATCGTGACCCGCGTCGTCGGCAAGGCGTATGCGGCGGTTACTGAGGCGAAATCGGGCGGCAGCGCGGCAAGGATTAGCGCGCACTCTCTCGAAGTATGCCGGGGAGACTACCGGAAGGCCGCGCAACGCGAAATCGGAATTCTGATTCAGCATCACGGCGAGGACCGCGTTAAGGCGGTGCTGCTCGGCACGAAATCCACCTGATAGTAAGAACACACATAGCGGGGTGATTCAATGGCTCTTGTCTATAGCATTCCTAATCAACGTGACGCCGAAGCGCTCGCAATTCGGCGAGTAATCCGTGCAAGCAATGCGGAGCAAATGGCACGCCGTCGCGCAAGCGATGAGGCCGACAGTAAGGAGGGAACGCTTCGCCAGATCGAGCGCACATTTTCCATCGTGAGGTCGGTATGACGCTCGCTGACATTCAAGCCGCTGCGCCGCGCCAGATCGAGCGCGACATTATCGAAACCGGACCGTTCTACGAACGTCGCACGCGCGGCGGCTACTTCGCGGCGAACGGGCGGGAATTCCACTGGTACGAGGAAAGCGGGGCCGCCCCGGCCTGCTGCATGTCTCGCGACGACGCGCTGCGTGCGGCGCAAGAAAGTCTTCGAACGATCTATGCGGAGGCCGCGTGACGGTTACGGCGCCCCTTATCAGCTACTTCGGCAGCAAGTTTCGCGTCGCGCCGTGGGTACTCTCGCACCTGCCGTCGCACGAAATCTACGTCGAACCGTTCGGTGGTTCGGCTGGTGTTCTTCTGCAAAAGCCGCGAAGCCGCGTCGAGATTTACAACGATCTGGACGGCGAAATCGTGAACCTGTTCCGCGTGGTGCGTGATGACGTGTTACGGGCAAAGTTGATCGACGCGCTGTACGCGACGCCATATGCGCGGGCCGAATTCGAGGCAGCGTGGAATGTGGCAGACGAACCGGTCGAGCGCGCGCGCCGCTTGTGCATTCGTGCGCAGATGGGTTTCGGGGCGCTCGGCTCGACGCGACCGCTGCATTCGCCGATCGGCTTCGCCGCCGACATTTGGTCGGATGGCCCCGGGCAATGGCTACGGTACCCGGCGCGCCTCGCCGCTATCGGCGCCCGTTTGCGGGGGACGATGATCGAGCATATGCCCGCCGTCGAACTGATCGCGAAATATGACGCGCCGGGCGTCCTGTTCTACGTCGATCCGCCGTACCTGCCCGAAGTGCGCAACAGCGTGTCGCGCGGGCTTGGCCGCGACTATCGCTGCGAAATGTCCGCGTTCGAACACGCCGATCTGCTGGCGATGCTCGCGAATCTGCGTGGTATGGCGGTCGTCAGCGGCTACGCGTCGGGAATGTATGACCGCGCATTGAGTGGGTGGGCGCGGTTCACCCGAAACACGCGTGCGGCGGGGCAGGTTGGCACCGTAGCCCGTGAAGAGGTGGTCTGGATTTCGCCTGCGGCTTGCGCTGCAACGGGTATAGATCCGCGCTCGTCAGTGTGCCTCGGCGACGATGAGGCGGAAATGCCCCTGTTCGCGGCTGACACGACGCGGGGTTGACATGGATCAGGGCCGCGACGGCGAGGCTGTTTCGACGCGCGAACTGCTGATCGAGGATCTAGCGGATTTTGGCATCGGTGCGGGTGTGCTCGCCTCGGCTCCCGAGCTATCGAGCCCGCCGCGTACTGCGGAATCCGATCAAGCTGAAGAAGTCGCGATGCGTGTGCTTCGTCCGCTCCTGCGCGATCTGTCGAAACGACGTTTTCAATTCAGGTAATCACGAGGTTGACCCCATGAAACGAACGCCCGAAGAAAAGCAGCTGCCGCTGTGGGCAATCTGGCTTCTAACGATCGTGTTTGTATTGGCATGGTGCGGCACGCACCCCGACGAAGGCGCGGAGCCCGCATGGCCCGTTAAATCGGCGCGTCCGGCGTAACGTTCCCTCTCTCGAATTCCTGCCGTATCTATGTGGATTTACGCGCACGACGCCGAAAGTAGTGTTCCCGCACTCCCCGAAGCGAACAAGGCAAAGAAGCGCCTTCCGGTGAAGTGGATGCGCCGCGCGCTCGAACAGGCGCGCGAAGCCGGGCGCGAAAGCGCGCGCAAGTATCGCGAGCGAACCGGGTTCAACGCGTCGCACATGTTCGATCTGGCCGCCGCCGCTAACTCGCTGCGTGACTTCCTCGAAGATCACGCGCCGGACGGCATGCCGGTTTCGCCCGACGCGACCGATCATGAAATCTGCATGAAGGCTCGCCGCATCGCGTCCGATGTGACGATGCGCGCGTATGGGCTCGAAATGGCCGATGCGCTCATCGTCGCGCGCGCAACGTGCGGCGCCTACAACGTCGAGATGCCGAATTTCGAGCACCCGGCCGATCAGGTCGCGCGCGTGAAGTGCGAACTGTGGTGGCGTCGCCAGTTACGCAAGATGCACATTCGTAGCCTGGAACACTCGAACATTCGTCTGCACTTCGTTCACCTGAAAGCGGAGCCGTACGCGAGCGACGAAGCCGTACGGCGACGCATTGCGCAGAACCGGCGCAACGCTCGCACGCTCGAAGCGGTGACGATGGAGAACGAAGACGGGCAGCGCTTCACGCTCGCCGAACTGGCGTCGAAGGGCATTTCGAACAAGGCATTGAAGCGCGGCGAACTGTTCACGCGCCTGCGTGGACTGGAAGAACTGGCAGACGGTGCGCGGTATCGCGGCGTTATGTTCACGCTGACTTGCCCGAGCCGGTTCCATGCGGTCAGGCAGACCGGTAGCTGGTTCAAACCGAACCCGAACTATGCGGGCGTTACGCCGCGTGACGGGCAGGCGTATTTGCGGAAGGTGTGGCAACGCATCCGCGCGGAGTTGAGCCGCGAGGGCGTGACGTACTTCGGCATGCGCGTTGCGGAGCCGCATCACGACGGCTCGCCACATTGGCACGGTCTGGTGTTCTCGAACGACATCAAGCGGTTCTGCGAAATCATGCGCAAACACGGTCTGCGCGACTCCGGCAACGAGCCGGGCGCACGCGAGCACCGCGTGCGCTTCGAACTGATCGACAAGACGAAAGGCTCGGCAGTCGGGTACATCGCCAAATACATTTCCAAGAACATCGACGGTCACGCGGTTGGCGACCACAAGACAAACGAAGGCTACGTGGTGCAGTCGGATTTCTGGGACGACGACGAGATCACGCCGTCGGCTCGCGTTGAGACATGGGCCGCGTTGTGGGGCATCCGACAGTTTCAACAGTTCGGCGGCGCACCTGTTGGCGTGTGGCGCGAGCTGCGCCGCGTGAAAGAGGACGACTTGCCCGCGATCGAAGAATCGGCGCGCATCGTTGCAGCGTGGACGGCAGCGCAGAAGCGCGACGACAAACCTGCCGATTGGGCCGCGTACTCGCGCGCAATGGGTGGCATCGCGGGCGAGGCCCGTATGGTCTACATCCGCCACACAATCGAGCACCGCGAAGGGCGATACGGCATCGCGCCGGTGCGCGTGCCGCACGGTGTCGAGGCTATCGGCGTCGCGAGCATCGTTGACGGGCTTTGCTCGTACACCCGCGAAACGGAGATTTTCGTACCGTCGACGCGTCACGTGTGGCGGGTGGTTCGGCGCGGCGGCGTAGCCGCCCGCCCTTGGACTGGTGTCAATAACTGTACGCAGGAGCCCGAGCGGGTCGAAGCGCCAGAGGCGCCCGTCGACGCATGGCTCGAATACGCCGAGTCTTTTCGCATCGATCCGCCCGTAGATCCGGGCCGCACGCGCCGCGACGACGCACGCGTACGCGTTTCGCACGACGTATCCGACTGGCTGGCCGACTATGACACGGCCGATGCCACGCAGCACCTGCAACCTAACCATTCGGGAGCCCTATGAACGCCAGCTACCGCGATCCGCACGACATGTCGATCGAGTGTCCCGCGTGCGACGGGACGATCGAGGCGCGCCATTCCGAACCGATGAGTGACACGATGCGCCGCCTGTACTTCTGGTGTCCCGATTGCGGATTTCGTGCGCCCGCGTCGCTCGAAATTCTGTACTCGCTGTCGCCGTCGGCATCGCCGCGCGATGGGCTCGATCTGCCGATCGTCCGTGCTAGCCCGCTGGACGGCGCGATCAATTCCCGCACGTCAAAGCGGATCGGGTTGTGACATGCGGTGGACCATGCCATGCCCGCATTGCAAGTCACGCGGTATCGCGCGCGCGATGCTGCGCACGTCCGATCTATGTTGGAACGTCGATTTCCAGTGCGACAACGTGCTGTGCGGTCACACGTACCGAACGGCGCTCACGATGACGCCTGCCGAACAGCCAGTGCGCCGCGCCGAGCGGCGGGGGTCACTTTCGCTTTTTGATGACACGCCGGACGGCGGGTCGGTTTCTGATGATGGCGACATTCCGTCGCCGGGGTACTTGAAAGGGGATGAACGATGAATGCTGCAACGACCATACAGGCCGAAATGGAATTGGTCCCGGGTAACGTGAAAGAGATCGTGAAGCCGTTCCGGCAAGGCACGGCCGACGTCTACATGGTTTCGCTCGACGCAATCCGCGTCCGGCCCGAGTTCAATGAAGCGCGCGAAGCTGACCCGGAGTACCCGACGGCCGTTCGCGAAATCGCGGATTCGATCAAGGCGAACGGCTTCTTTCGTCACAAGCCGATCAAGGTCGCGGCGGCGGCCGACGGCTATCTGTACGTGTCCGACGGTCATACGCGGTGGGATGCCGTGTTGCTCGCGAACAGCGAGGGCGCCGGCATCGAAGCGGTGCCTGTGATCAACGAGGTGCGCGGCACGACCGAAGAAGATCGGATTTTCGGGCTGATTCTCGATAATTCAGGCCGCCGCCTGACGCTGCTCGGCGAGGCGATGGTCATCAAACGCCTCATCGGCCGCGGAATCGATGAGAAGGAAATCGCCCGGCGCCTGACGCGCAACGTCGCGTCGATTCGAAACGCGCTCACGCTCGTGGCTGCGCCGAAGCCGATCAAGGAAATGGTCACGTCCGGCGCAGTGTCGGCAACGAGCGCCGTCAAGGTCATGAAGGAACAGGGCGTGAATGCTGTCGCGCACCTGCAAGCCGCAAAAGAGGCTGCGACGGCGGCCGGTAAGACGAAGGTCACGCCCAAGGCGTTGAAAGCTGTCGGCGGCCAGAAGCAAACAGCCAGGTCAAACGATGCCGATCTGCTCGACTGGCTCGCGGCCCAAAGCAACGTCACGATCAGCAAAATGCACGTGGCGGGCGGACAGCCGGTGTTTCGTGTTGACGTGTTCGACGTATTCGAAAAGCCGGTTTCCGGCGAGGGGGCCGACCTGCGCGAGGCGATCACGAGCGCCCGCGCGCGAGGCGCGAAATGACCGCTCTCGCGGCGATGGCCGCTGCCGATCTGGAAGCATTGGCGCGCGTCGAGGAACCGCGTTTCGGCCAGTATTGGGCGACCGGCGCATGGTTTCACGCCGGAGATCGCGACGGCTGGCGCGGTATCGGGTGGGCCGTGTGGATGGAATCTGCCGCGCGCCTGTGGATACCGCCGCACGCGGCGTCGTTGTTCGCATGGGGAGTGACCGACGGCCGGGCGCTCGTGCACCTTGCCTATGACGAAGATGAGGCGCGTTCGTGGGCCGTCGTTGCGCGGGCGGAATACCGTAACCGTCAAATCCCGCCCCCCGCGTACGCCGTTGTGCGCCTCTCAGCACAGAGGCCCGGTGTGGCGCTTGATCCGCTATGGGATTTTGCTGAATCGGTAGCGAGCGACCCAGACGAGCATGCGGAAACGCGCGCTCGCGCTCGTGAGGCAATGTCCCGCGCAGCAGTCTTTCAACGGGTGCCTGTTGAACTGGCAACGGCGCCTGTGCAATTTCAGGGGGAATGATGCAAGACGACAATACCTATCCCATCATCACGGCGTGGCAACATCGCGGCGATATCAAGATGGTGACATTCGATGCCGCCAGTACAGGGCTTACGATCGTGATGGAAAACGGCGAGCAATTCCGGCTCGAGCAGCGGTACAGAGCAACGCACACCGGCTTCGGCAATGGGCACGGTTCGGCGTTCATCGCGCTCGCGGCGCTGCTGCTCGCTCAACATGAACGCATCACGGCTCTTGAGCGAGCGGCGGCCGTCGGATCATTTAGCGACGGGAACGCCTAACGTTCAGGCAGTCTGCGCCGGGGCGCGCTCGTCGTGCGCGAAACCGGCGCGCTCCAACACCTCACGGGCCGCCCGCCCCAATACTTCCTCCGACCATTGGTTGATGCTCTCGTCCGACAGGGCGGCGGCGATACCAACGCGCGCATGCACGGCCGGATCAATGCGGAGCATCAGCTTGCCGGACGCGGGCTTCTGCGGCTCGCGCCCGGCCCGCTTGCAATCGTCCAGATAGTGATCGACCGCCGCATGAAAGTCTCGCGACAGTTCGTCCACCGTCTCGCCGTGGAAACTGATCTTGTCATCCACGCCGAGCACGTGGCCGACGAAAATGTTATCGCGCCCGTCGAAATCGATCCGGGCGAAATATCCTTTGTAAGACATGGCGTTGTTCATGGCTTGATTCCCATTTCGATAAACCAGTCGCGCAGATCCTCCACCTGATACCGCTTCGCCTCTTTGCCCGGGTGCGGGCGGTGGTGATAGCGGCGAGTGCCGTTCAGTTCGAAGGCGATGCGCGACCCCGCGCCTTCGTGGATTTCGCCGCCGAGCGCGGCGACGAGCGATTCAATATCAGAAAACACGATCCCGCCCAGCGTGGGCTTCGTGAAGATCGCGGCGAGGGTGCGGGCGTGTTTCGATTTCATGCCTAGATGATAGCAGAAAGTGCTATCAGAATGCAATCAAAAAGTGATATCACGGCAGGAAATCGGCACACCGCGCCCGGCGCGATTTCCGGGCTTCTAAGCGGTTTGCGCCTTAATGCGTCCCGACCCTTGGCCCGGTCGTCGGCGTGCCCGTGGCGGGCCGTACGCGGGTTCGGCGGCGGCCTGCTGCGCGCCTCGGGCGGTGGGGGGCGGCACGCGTCCCGGCGCCCGGATAGCGCAGTCCCCTCCGCGCCTGCCCGCTACAAAAAAGGGGCACTTTCAGACGCAAAACCTCGGCCCGGCGCAGGGCCGCCTGTGGCGAGCTTCGGCGATTTTTGGGCCAATTTTCCAGACGCAGCTAGACGCACGTCTTCCCCCCCCAGACGCACGCCGGGACGAGAGCGCAATCGATAGTTCGACAATAGGGTGCGGTTCATCGACAATCAGCAGGCGCGGGCGATCCGAATCGGGCGGACACGCCCACATGACGCGAACAATGTAGAAGCGGGGGCGCCGTGTACGACACACTAGAATCCATACAAGCGCTGATCGGGGTCGAGGCTGAATCGATAAGCCTTGAGTTCAAAGACGGCATGAAGCTTGACGGTCTGACCGAGCGAGCCAAGACGGAATTGATAACCGATGTCACGGCGTTCGCCAATGCCGGGGGCGGTACTGTAATTTACGGCTTGCAGGAGGAAACTCGCGAAGGCCAGTCCGTCGCGTCGGGGATTTCGCCTGTTACCGACGCGCGAGTTACGCAAGACCGGTTGCGGGACGTAATTTATTCAAACACTGATCCGGCCTTACGGGGGTTCGCGATCTCTACGATTGCCGCCGAAGGCGGCTCGATCTTCGTGATCGAAATTGCGGAGGGCGACACCGCGTATCAAAACAAGCGCGATCAGCGTTTCTATAGCCGCGTTGACGCATCGGCTCATCCGATGTATGCGTTCGCTGTTCGAGACGTAATGAATCGAAGAACGCGCCCGCACGTTAGCGTTCGGTTCGACGTTCGACGGCGAATAGTCGAGCGAGGCCGACATGTGTATGTGTTGGTGCCCAAACTGGCAAATGAGGGCAATCTCACTGCAAACCATTGGACTTTCCGCCTCGGCGTACCAGTTCCGATTGGGCGGGCAGAGGGGGCCTTTGGGCGAGCTATGCACTCAATCGGTCAGTCGCTGGAGGGGCTTCATACTGTTCAATGGTTCGAATACTCATCGGAATGGGGAGGGGCATTCGGTACTCCGCGAATACTTCCCGGAGATACCCTCGAACTGGATATGAACCACAACTATCCGGAAGTCCTACTGGTGATCAGCGATATGGCTGAGATTCGAGCCGCCGAGCTAGAACCGCCGATATTCTGGTCACTATTGCTGGACAACGCCCCGCGACAGACGGGAGAAATTCCATACAATGATTGGTCGGTCTGGTAGGGCGAAATAGACTGAACGAGTTCACGGTCGCCACGACCTTTCCTGCATATTGGATCAAGGATGCGAGGTTGCGGCGACCGGAACAATATAGTCGGTAAAGCGAACAATTTCTTCGCCTGCCCATTCGTTGATTCTGAGAAATTGCTGTTGTAGCGGCAAGATTTCGTTCCTCCCGAACACGCGCGCGGCAGTATCGGCCGCGCCGAAGCCGCCCGTGTTGCTCGGGACGATGCCGAGCAACTGCGGCGGCACGCGGTGGGCCGCAAGCGTGTCGTCGCGCGTGACGTTCTTGATGTCGAAAAACTGATCTTTCGCCGCCACTTCGGAAATCGGAATCAGTTGGACCGCGCCTTTCTCCCCGCTACCGTTTCGCGCGGCCGAATGCAGGAACAGGTTCCGGAAGTTGCCGATGCCCTTCGAGTCGCGCAGCGCTTTCCGGATCGCGTCTACGTCCTCCGGGTCCATGTTCGGGTCGTTCAGGTACAGGATGAACCCGGCGTGCGAGCCGTTCGCGTAGTAGCGGCGCCGAAACAGGGTCGCCGACTCGTTCAGCCACGCGGATTGCAGGGAAGCGATGTACTCGGGCATACCGTACACCTCCTGATTCACGTCCGGTTCCATCAACTGAAAGATCGAGCCCGTGTCGAACTGGTGGCGGTTGAGAAAGCCGTCGATGAACACGAAATTGACCAGATCCGTTTTCCGGCGCGTGTACTTCGACGGGGAAGGGCGATAGCTGCGCGCTCCACCCATGCGGTTGCGCTCGCGTTCGAGGTACGCGTCGCCGAAAACTAGAAAGTCCAGTGCAAGGCGGCGGAACGCGTCGCGCGAAAATTTCGGATGCTCGATGAAGGTCGAGGCGAGCACGTTTCGTTTGAAGTACAGCGCGGACGCGTGATGCGTACCTGCGCGAAGCGATTTCGCGAGCCCGGCGCGACTGATTGGCGGCTCGAAATAGTCTTCGATGGCCCACAGCTCGGCGTAGTCGAGAATGTCGGCGCCGTCCATCGCGGCGACGGCATCTCCAAACGTGAACGTTTCGATCGAGGACAGCGGCGCGCGCGTGGCGATTTCGTGCGCGTCGGCGTTCGGAACAAGGGCGGTACTCATCAGTAAATCTCCACGGTGCTGCGCGCGCGGCTGGCACCTTCGAGGGGTTCGTTATCGAGCGCGTGAAGGCAGGCCCATGCAAGGTCAGCGTGGCCGATTTCTTCGTTACGCGCGGCGGTGTAGGTCATCTTCGTGCCGCTCGGCGTCATGGACCGACGGATAGACAGGAACGATTGCGCGAGGTCTGTCATCCCCGCGTCGAATTCCAGGCGCTTTTTCCCGATCACCGACATGCCTTTCAGCACAAGGCGGTTTTTCACTTCGGGCGAATACTGGATCGATACGACTCGCGGGAAAAACTGGCGCACAAGCTGATGCACGCCGTGACCGATGCCGGTCGTATCGATCGCAATGTAAGTCACGTGGTAGCGCTGCGTCAGTTCGCGGATTTTCTCGGCCTGCGTTTCGAAGTCGATGCCCTTCCAACGATGCCGTTCGAGCACGCGGAATTTTCCGTTCGGCTGTTCGGGTGGAGCGATGACGACGCACCCGGCCGAGTCGCCCGTGAGGGCAGGGTCGTAGCCGATCCATACGGGTTTCCAGCCGAACGGCCGATCGAGCAACGGCTTTACGTCCGTCCACACGTCCCATGAATCGACCATGCACGCCTGTACGAGCCGGAAGGCGAACACCGACGAGGTGTCGTCAACGAACTGGCACATGTACAGGTTTTCGAAATCGGCGGGGCTGTTCGTTGAGCGCAAATCCTCCAGATCCAGTTTCGTGAACCCGGATGCGACCGCATCCTCGGCGGTGACGATCTGCCTCCATTGCCCGTCGCCGCACTGGCGCCCCCGTGCGAGGGCCGTGTGGGAAATGTCGATCTCGACGCGCTCGTCGTCGGCACGATCACGGTTGAAGTGCGCGCCGGTCCAAAACGGATAGGCTTCGTGCGTCGTTGTGGACGGGGTCGAGAAGTGCGTCATTCGCAAATGCGAATGCGTTGCCATTCCCATCGCAACCTTGTTGAGCGTCGCGAAGTTGCTGACCCAAAAATACTCGTCAAAGTACAGGTCGCCGTTATAGCTTTGGGCCGTGCGCGAACTGGTGCCAAGGAAAATCAATTCCGCGTTGTTCGAAAGCCGAATCGGATCGCCGGTTAGCTCCACCTGCGCCGCATTCCATGCGAATTTCTGAATATACGAGCGGAACACGTGCGCCTGCGCGCGACTCGCCGACAGGAAAATCTGATTCGTGCCGGTTTCAAGTGCGCGCACGAGCGCCTCGTGCGCGAAATAGAATGTGGCGCCGATCTGTCGTGACTTCAGGATGTTGCGGCGGCGCAAGTGTCGATTCTCGAACCACGTGTTTTGATGGCCGATCAGTTGCTCGCGGATCGCATCTTTCAGGCGCTGCTCCTGCTCGGCCGTGATGACGTTGCGATTCGATTTTCGCGACGACGAGCGAGGCGAGGTGCTCGGCTTACCTTCGCTGGCCGTAGCGTTCTCGCTCACGCTGCCTTCGGCGCGCTCCGCGCGCACTTGGATGCGCTGCTGTCGCTCCATTTCTCGGCCGAGCAAGTCAAGCTCTTTGAAGTCCTTCCCGTCCTTGTTCTCCTTCGCGATCAGCACGCGCTGACGCTGCACGAGCGCGTCAATCACCTTGTCGGTGGCGCTTGCCTTGTCCCATCCCTCGCGTTGCTTCCACGTCTCCACGGTTGACCGCGGCTCGCCGATGTACTCGGCGATGGCGGCAATCTTCCATCCGCTCCAGAACAGATCACGCGCAACGCGGCGCGTGGCGAGGCTCGTCACGTTCGAGGCGGCTAAATCGTTCGATGCCGGGAAATCGGCGAAGGGGTTTGTAGGTTTGACCATGCGTCGAGCGTATCGCGCGCGCGAGCGCGAAATCGACCGTCTGAATCTGTACCCGGCCTGTCACACGGGAGCGTGCGTTGAAGCGTTGACGGCGCTCGCGCACGATGGTGTTGACGCTGAATAAGCGGACAGGAAACAACAGGGAGAAAACACAATGAAGTTTGTGCGGGTGGCAACGGAGGGCGCGACGACGGACGGTCGCGCCATCACGCGGCAGCAGATTCAAGAAATGGCGGACACGTACAACCCGGCGACGTATGGCGCGCGCGTGTTTCTGGAACACATTCGCGGTGTATTGCCAGACGGCCAGTTCCGCGCATACGGTGATGTGCGCGCGGTCGAAGCTCGATCGGTCGAGGAGGGCAAGCTGGCACTGTTCGCGCAGATCGATCCGACCGACGATTTGCGCGCGATGACGAAGGCCCGCCAGAAGATCTACTCGAGTATCGAGATTGCGCCGAATTTCGCGGACAGCGGCAAGGCGTATCTCGTCGGGCTCGGCGTGACTGACAGCCCGGCCAGCCTCGGCACGGAAATCCTCACGTTCTCGCAACAACACCCGGATCACTTCAAGGCGCGAAAGCTCGCGCCGGACAACCTGTTTTCGGTCGCCGTCGAAGTCGATGCGGCGTCGCTCGTCGCCGACGTGCCCGCCGATCAGGCCGTGTCGCCTACGTCGTTCGCCTCGGCTGTCGCGGCGAAATTCGCCGAAATGTTCGGTATGGGGGCGAAGGACACGACACACACGCCGACGCCGAAGTCTGGTCGCGCATCGAACGATACGGCGCCCGGAGGTGGTGCGAGCGGTGAATCGAACGCAGACGCTGTGACGCGTCTTTCGATGCACTGCGCGTCGCAACAGGTGCTGATCGAAAACCTGACGCGCGATCTTGCATCGGTCAAGGCCGAGCGGGAGAAAGACCGCGAAGCGTTCAACGCCCTGAGCCAGAAGCTCGAACGTGAACCGGGCGCAACCACGCGACCGAGCGCAACGGGCGGCGCCGATTGGGACGCTACCGACTGCTGACGGCGGCCGGGGCGCACTCACCACACATCGAATTACCGGAGAACACATGAACCCGATTACCCGGCGCGCATTGACGCGCTACATGGACAACATCGCGAAGCTCAACGGCGTCGCGAGCGTCGCGGAAAAATTCGCGGTCGCGCCGAGCGTGCAACAGACGCTCGAAAAGCGCATTCAAGAATCGGCGGCGCTCCTGCAACGTATCAACGTGCAAGGCGTGACCGAACAGATGGGCGAGAAGCTCGGCCTGTTGATCGGCGCTCCGATCGCGAGCACGACGGACACCACGAAGGCCGATCGAGCCACGGTCGATTTGACCGACATGGACCCGAACGCGTACGTGTGTGCACAGACGAATTTCGACACGCACCTGAAATACAGCAAACTCGACGCGTGGGCGCAGTTCCCGAACTTCCAGACGATGGTGCGCGACGTAAACGCGCAGCAACAAGCGCTCGACCGGATTCGCATCGGTTTCAACGGTGTCAGCCGGGCTGCAACGTCCGATCGAACGAAGAACCCGAATCTGGAGGACGTGAATAAGGGCTGGCTGCAGAAATACCGCGATCAGGCGGGTAATCGCGTGCTCAGTGAAGGGAAGAAGGGTTCGGGCAAGCTGGTGATCGGCGGCGCCGATGGCGATTACAAGAACCTCGACGCGCTCGTCTACGAGGCGACGAATTCGCTGATCGAGCCGTGGTATGCGGATAGCCCGGAACTGGTTGTGCTGTGCGGCCGCGATACGCTCCTGGACAAGTATTTCCCGATTCTCGATCGCGACAACCCGCCGACCGAATCGCTCGCGTCCAGTCTGGTGATCAGCCAGAAGCGCATTGGCAATCTGCAGGCTATGCAGGTTCCGTTCATGCCGCGCGGCAAGCTGTTCATCACCATCCCGAAAAACCTGTCGATCTACTGGCAAATCGGCGGGCGTCGACGCGCGTTGATCGACAACCCGAAGCGCGATCAGGTCGAATTCTTCGAATCGAGCAACGAAGCCTATGTGGTTGAGGACTTCGGCGCCGGTTGCCTGATCGAAAACGTCGAGTTCGCTGGTGCGCCTGCGCTAGGACAATAAGGTGCGGCGATGACGCGACATACCCCGATCACTCGGCACCTGATGCGCGTCGCTGCGTCTGCCGCGTTCGTCGCCGAACCCGGCGACACGCGCGCCGAGCTCGCGGCGAGCACGCAGCGCGGGCAGGACAGGGCGTACGAATTGATGCGCGCGAAGCTCGCGACGGATCAGCGGCGTTTGAAGGAAACGCAGTCTGTCGAGCGCAAGATCGAAATCAAGCGCGAAATCCTGCCCGACTATGTGCCGTACATCAGCGAAGTGCTGGAGCGCGACGCAGGCGGTCAGGATGACGTGGTGACGACGATCATGCTGTGGCGGCTCGACGCGCGCGACATGGGCGGTGCGATGGAAATCGCCCGCTACGCGATCCGCCACGGCCTGACCATGCCCGCGCATTTCGACCGCACGCTACCGGCGACAGTGGCCGAAGGGTTCGCGGACACGGCCGACGTGCCTTCGGGCCTGCTGGCTGAAGTGATCGACCTGACCACGCCTTTCGATATGGTCGACCAGATCCGCGCGAAGCTGTTCAAGGCGTACGGCGTGGCGTTGACCGCCGTCGATCCGGGCTCCGCGCTTGCTGCATTTCGCCGGGCGTTCGAACTGAACGACAAGATCGGCGTAAAGCGCGATATCGCACGGCTCGAAGCGCTGCTGTCCGGCAAAGAATCTGCACCCGGCCCTGATGGTGAGGGCTCGGATGCGTAACGCGTCCCTCGCGACGTGGCGGCACGCGTGCCGGGCGGCAGGCATTGCGCCTTGCCAAGCGGCACGCGTCCACCGCCACCCCGAAACGGTGCAGCGATGAACGATTTCGTTTCGACCGCGCCCGTCCCGGCCGTGACTGCACCGAAACCGCCCGATCCTGCCGCAGCGCCGGTCATCCCGGGCGATGGATGGTTTCCCGCAATCGATCTGCGCGTTGCCCGTGAGGTGATGCGTCTGCCCGACGGCACGATCACCGACGCGCGGTTTCGCGATGCGATGGTCGAGGGCATCGCGCATACCCGTGACGTGCTCGCCGAGTGGCGTGCAGATCGTGAGCGTGAAGGCGCGGCCGATCTGGCGGCGACCCTGAGCGGGGAAGTGGACGGCGTGAACGTGCAGGTGTCGCGCTTTCGCCGGGCCGTGTACGCATGGGCGCTTGCGTGGCTAGTTGAGCGCTATCGCGGTTACGACACGTCGGCCAGTGGCGCGCGTCGCGCTGAGGCGCTGGACTGCCTGCCGGAGGACGCGCGGCGCGATGCGTATTGGGCCGTCTCGGACATCATGCGTCGCCATCGCGTCACGGTGGACCTGATCTGATGAAGGTACGCGCACAACAAAACGAAACCGTCGACGCGCTCTGCTGGCGTTGGTACGGCCGCACCGATGGCGTGGTCGAGGCGGTGTTAGAGGCGAACCCGGGTTTGGCCGATATCGGCCTGTTTCTGCCGCTCGGGTTCGAGGTCGAAATGCCGGACCCGACGGGGATCGCGGGAACGGCGCCGCTGGTTCAGCTATTCGATTGAGGTTCGTATGCGAAAAGACCCCGGTTTTCAAGATCACGGCGCGCGCGCTGTCGCGTTGCGCGCGCTGTATGTAGTGCTCGCGCTCGTGGTCGTCACGCGCAGCGTGTCGGCACCGTATGCGCTCGCGGACATGATGATGCGGCGGGAGGGTTTGCCGGGCGCAATCCTGACGCTCGCCATGATCGGAATCGCAATGGTGCAGGTGGCCGACGTACTGCTGAACGGCGTCCTGCCGCAACGTTGCGCATGCATGTGGCTCGAGCGGCATCGCCACGGGCTCTATGTCGGCGCTGCGTTCTGTTATCTCGTTCCGCCTTTCGTGTTTGCGCCGATCCTCGGCGCTGCGTGGGGCGCTTATCTGCTGTATGTCGGAATGGCCGTTACCAGTCTGGTGCTGGCGTTCCACGATCAATTCGAAAAACGCCATCGGAGGGCTGCGTGCAAAACCTGATTCGGTATCGGTGGGTCTGGCTGGCGGTGGTGTGGCCGCCGTCGGCGTGGGCTGCAACGGTCACGTTCGGTGACGATCTGTCGAGCATCCCGCTCGCGGCCGTGACGCTGTGCCTGTTCCTGTCGTTCATTGGCGGCCTCGCGAGCACGTTGCAGAAGCTTGCGGCCGACGTGGCACCGGTCCGCTCGATCGGGCTGGAAATCGCCAAGGATCTGGTGGTGTCGCTGGTGGCCGGGCTGCTGGCGTTCTTCGCGTCCGAATGGATGAATTTTCAGGCGGTGCTTGAGGCGGGCGTGATCACGCTCGCCGGGTACGGCGGTTCGCGGGTGCTCGATCGGATGCTCGATCGTGCGTTGCGCGAAGTGGATCGCGGGGCGGATGCGGGCCGATAGCGCACGCACCACACGCAGGCAATCAGGGAGGCTCTATGCAGTTGACGGACCATTTCACGCTGGAAGAACTGACCGCGAGCGACGTAGCGCGCACGCGGCAGATCGACAACACGCCGTCGGCCGCGACGGTCGAAAACCTGCGGCGTCTGGCGCATTCGCTGGAACAGGCTCGCGTGCTGCTCGGCGGTAAGCCGATGCAGATCACGTCGGGCTATCGCTGCCCGGCGCTGAATCGTGCGGTCGGCGGCGTCGCGAACAGCGCACACCTCGCCGGGCTCGCGGCCGATTTCGTGTGCCCGAAGTTCGGTGCGCCGCTGGACGTCGTGCGCAAGCTGGCGGCGTCGAATCTCGCGTTCGATCAGCTCATCCACGAGGGCGGCCGGTGGGTTCATATCGGCCTTGCGGCCGACGGCGTGAAACCGCGTCGGCAGGTGCTGACCGCTCATTTCAATGGCGAATCTGCGTCGTACACGGTGGGCGCATGAATCCGCTCGTCGCGAAGCTGCTGGCGATCGGTGTTGCTGCACTCGCCGGGTGCGGCGGCGTTCGCTATGTCCAATCGCTCCGTGCGGAGGTTGCGGACGCACAGCAGGCCGCTCGCGCTGCGCGCGATCAGGTGACAGCCCGCGATCAGACGATTGCGCGACTCGCAGCAAGCGCGCAGTCGAACGCCGAACTGCAACGGCGGCTCGATACGACGCGCACGCAGATCGGCGCGGCGCAGGCGCGCATCGAAGCCGCAACCCGGAGAATCCTCAATGAAACGCCCGAATCTCGCGCATGGGCTGATACTGTCCTGCCTGCTGACGTTGCCCGCCTGCAAGCAAGCCCCGATCTCACCGGCGCCTGTGATTACCTTCAACGCGTGCCAGCCGGTGACGCGGTGCGCGCTGCCTGCGATGGCGCCGCAAACGAACCGTGACATGAACGCAGCGCTACTGATGACGAAGGCAGCGTGGGCGCAATGCGCGGCGACGGTCGACGCGATCGCCGACTGCCAGGCACGCGCGGAGCGCGCGGCTACGGGCGCAGATCCGGGCGGCGCACGGTGAAAAAGCTCGATTCGTTGCGCGCCGCGATTACGGGCGCGGTCGCGTACCTGCCCGAAAATCCCGATCGGCTGCTCGTGTTCGTTGACGAAGGCGTGACCGAATCGAACGCGTCGCGCGCGCAGTCGTACGTGATTCGCTACGTGGCGCGTATCGTGCTGCTCGATTTCGCCGGATCGACGTTCGCACTGATGGGCGATATTGTCGAGTGGGCGAAGCGCAACCAACCCGATATCGTGCAGAACCCGGATACGCGGCGGAACGGCGTAACGTTCGAGGCTGACGTGCTGAACAATGGCGCCGTCGATCTGTCGATCCGCGTCCCGCTGACAGAAAACGTCGTGGTGACGGTGGCGCCCGACGGTACCCGGTCGTACGCGTCCGTGGACGATAGCGCGCCCGGTAACATCGATACGGACTCGGCCGCGTGGCTGGTCGACCCGGTCGAAACAATCCTCGTGGCGCGCAGACGGTGACGGACGATCTAACCGCACTCGATTCGTGGGTGGGCGAACTGCTCGCGAAACTCACCCCCGCGCAACGGCGCGGCGTGCTGCGCGCCATCGTGCGCGATCTGCGCCGCAGTCAGGCGGCCCGCATCGCGAAGCAGACGAACCCGGACGGAACGCCCTTCGAACCGCGAAAGCGTGCATCGGGCAAGCGCCCGCCTGCCCGCGCCAGCGCGGGGCGGATCAGGCGTCAGGCCATGTTCATGAAGCTGCGCACGACGCGGTTTATGACGGTCGCGGCAACGGCCGACGGCGGCACGGTTGGATTCGCCGGGCGCGTCGCGCAGATTGCCGCCGTCCACCAACACGGCGAACGCGCCCCGGTTGCGCCGGGCGGGCCGGAATACCGGTATCCACGTCGCGTGCTGCTCGGTTTCACTGAGCCGGAGCGGGGCATGATTCGCGACCACTACCTCAAACACCTTTCCTCCCGCTGACGCTCGGTCGCGCTCGCCAGTCACCTTTCCCTCGCGGATTTTGTACCCCGCCTGAGCCGTGGCGCCGTCGCTCGCCTGCCGATCGCGCGCGCGGCACGATGGGCGTATCGATTGATACAGCGGTGAGGCACACGTGGGACAGGCACAGACGAATGAAGCGCAACGACAACAGCGGAACGGGATTTTGCGCGGCCGCGTGGTCGCGCTCGATCTGGCCGATCCGACCGCGCCCCGGTGCCGCGTTGCCGTTGGCGATCCGGACACCGACGGCGAAGGGCTGACGACGAACTGGCTTCCGTGGAAAGCCACGCGTGCGGGCAAGGTCCGCACATGGAGTGCGCCGAGCATCGGCGAGCCGGTGGTGATCGACTGCCCGGGCGGTGATCCGTCGCAAGGCGTTGTGTCCGGCGCCGAGTACGCCGACGACTGTCCCGCGCCGAGCACGAGCGCAAGCGAGCACATGATCGAGTTCGCCGACGGCGGCCGTATCGTGTACGACGACGCGAGTCACGCGCTCACGGTTGCGTTGCCTGCCGGTGCCACGATCCATTTCTCCGCGCCCGCGTCCGTGCTTATCGAAACTCAGGCGGCGACCGTCAAGGCCGAAACGGTGAAGATCGACGCGCCTCAAACGACATGCACGGGTGCGCTCACGGTCGAAGGGCCGTTCACGTTCCTGAGCGGCGCAACCGGGCAGACAGGCGAGGGGGGGGCGGGCGCGGTCATGACGATCCACGGCTCGGCCGATTTCACCGGTGACGTTACCGCCAGCGGCGTAAGCCTCGCGCACCATCTCCACCGCGCACAGGGCGAATTCGCACTCGTGTCGTCGCCGATCGCGGGTGCGCAATGATCGGCATGAACGCACAGACCGGGCGTTACGTTGAAGGTGTGGATCACCTGCGCCAGTCGGTTGCCATCATCTTTTCGACCCCACTGCGCACGCGTGTGAAGCGGCGCCTGTTCGGCTCGGACCTGCCGGACCAGATCGACGCGCCCGGCAATCAGGGCGTGCTCACGCAGGTGTATGCCGCCGTCGCAACCGCGCTGATGCGCTGGGAACCTCGGCTGACGCTCACGCGTGTTTCTATCGATCAGGACGCTATCGCGTCGGGCGAATTTGCGGCTGGGACGTTGCCGGTCATCGTCGAAGGCTACACGACGGTTCGCGGCACTGCTGTGGGCTTCAAAACGTCGGTTGCAGTCGAGGGCGTCGGCGCATGAGTACCCCGATCGATCTGTCGCGCCTACCCGCTCCCGATGTTGTCGAGGAAATCGATTTTGAGGCGATGCTCGCGGAGCGTAAGGCCGGGTTGCTTTGGCTCGTACCGGACGACCGTCGCGCAGAAGTGGCGGCGGCGCTCGAACTGGAATCGGAACCGATCACGATCATGTTGCAAGAAAGCGTCTATCGCGAAATGTACCTGCGACAACGCGTGAACGATGCAGCGCGTGCGGTCATGCTCGCGTTCGCGATGGACGGCGATCTGGATCAACTGGCAGCGCTGCTCGGCGTCAAGCGTCTGGAAATCACGCCAGCAGATCCGGAAACTGGTGCAGCGGCCGTCATGGAAGGCAACAGCGATTTGCGCTATCGCACGCAGTTGGCGCCGCAAGGGTATTCCGTTGCGGGTCCGGAGGGCGCATATCGTTCGCACGCACTTGCGGCGCATGGATCGGTGCTCGACGCGTCGGCGACGAGCCCGGCTCCCGGTGAAGTGCTGGTAACGGTGTTGTCGCGAGACGGCGATGGCACACCATCGAAAGAGGTGATCGACGCCGTGACGGCAGCGCTTCGTGCTGATGACGTGCGCCCGCTCACCGACAAGGTGACAGTGCGCGGCGCTGGCATCGTCGGCTTCGCGGTCGACGCGGTGCTGTTCACGTTTCCGGGGCCGGATTCGAGCGTCGTATTGAAGGAGGCGGCCGCGCGGCTCGATGACTACGTATCCGAAACGCATCGTATCGGCCGCGAGGTCACGTTGTCTGGTATCTACGCCGCGCTTCATGTGAACGGCGTCGAGCGCGTCAAGCTGAACGCGCCGACCGCGGATATCCCGGTGTCGGCCACGCAGGCGCCGTACTGCACTTCCGTGAAGGTGGTGCCGGGAGGCGTGTATGGCGCGTGATCTGCTGCCGCCGAATGCGTCGCCGCTGCTGCGTGCTATCGCTGCGGCAAATGCGCGGCTCGGCGATGTGCCGGTGCCCATCCGTGACCTGATGAACCCGGACACGATTCGGCTCGACCTGTTGCCGTGGCTCGCGTGGCATCTCGGCGTGGTGACGTGGAAAGACGAATGGCCCGAACGTATCAAGCGCGCGCGCGTGAAAGCCGCGATTCCGATTGCACGCAAGAACGGAACGGCGGCGGCTGTCCGCGAAGTGGTCGAAAGCTTCGGCGGAAACATCGTCATGCGCGAATGGTTCGAGCAAGAGCCGCCCGGCAAGCCCTACACCTTTGACATGGTGATGACGGTTGCGGCCGAAGACGGCAACCCGCCGACCGCATCGTATATCGCCGACATTCTGACGGAAGTGAATCGCGCGAAGCCCGTGCGCGCCCACTACACCTTCACGCAGGGTTTCTCGGGTAGCGGATCGATTGGCGTCGGGGCAGGAGGCCGCCCCGCGCTCTATCGTCGTCTGACGTTGACGGAACAATGAACATGGCTGGGAATTTCATTCGAGTAACCGATGCCGGGCGCGCTGCGTTGGTGGCGCAGGGTAACACCGGGACGAACGAGCATCGTGTGACCGAGATCGGTCTGTGTACGGCCGCGTTCGTGTTCAACGCGGGCATGACGGTAATGCCGAACGAGCACAAGCGCGTGACGACGTTTGGCGGAAAGAACGTCGCGAAGGACACGGTTCACGTCACGATTCAGGATACGACTGACGATCAGTATTCGTTGTACGGGTACGGGCTGTATCTGGAAAACGGCGTGCTCGCGGCAGTGTACGTGCAGAGTACGCCGATCATGGAGAAGTCACCGGCCGCTTATCTGATGCTCGCGGCCGACATGCAATTCGTGTCGATCGATGTGACGAAGCTTGTATTCGGCGAAACGTCGTTTTTGAATCCGCCTGCTTCCGAAACGGTGCAGGGCGTGATCGAGATCGCGACACAAGAGGAGGTGAACGCGGGCAAAGATGCGGTGCGCGCGCTCACCCCGAAAACGGCTGCGGCTCGGTATGCACCGCTCATTGCTCCTGCGCTGACCGGTCCCGTCACCGTCACATCTGCACCGGACGACTCCGACGCACAGCTGGCGATCAAGGCACTTTCCGGTGCGACTGACCGTCACGCGAAGGTGCGACTATTCGGTACGTTCGGCGGGAGCATGTCCGATACAGGCGCTCGGCTGGCCGCCTCGTTGCGTGGCGGCTTTGAGGGCGGCTCGTGGGGGCGTGAGTATTTCGGCGTTCTAATCAATGACGGAACAGCGAACGACGCGGCAAACGACGCGAAACAAAAAATGGTCGTTAAGGTCACGATGGCTGGTGTCCAGATCGTCGGCGGCTTGAGCGCGACAGCGCGGCCGACGTTCGGGGGAAACCTCGCGTGGGACGCTGGAAACTTCAATCCTGCTAACTATCTCCCGTTGGCTGGCGGCGTTGTTTCGGGCTCGGTTGTGGCAACCGGTAGCGTGTCGGGCAACCTCGCGAACGGGGCGGCGATCGGCACGAATTCGGGCGGTACGCTGCTGCTCGCGAATGGTGACGCGGCGAAGGATGAGAAGAAGTGGGACGTTCGCGCCGCGCCCGATTCGCTGATCTTCCGCACGATCGATGATGCATGGACAACCGGAGTTCCGTGGCTAACCGTCGGCCGTCGTGGAAACGGCGTGAAGGCAATCGCATTTTCGATGCGGCCGACGTTCGCCGGATATGTCGCATGGGACGCGGGCAATTTCAATCCCGCCGACTATCTCAGCAAGGTTCAAACGAACGCGCAGAAGATCATCAGTTCACTGTATCTCGATCGTACCGGGATAGGCGGCACCACTTCGCTTTTCATCGACGGAGACGACGGGCAGGAACAAGTGCTCGCGTTCCGCACGGCAGGGAAGCACAAATGGCTGCTGTCGTGCAGCGCGGCGCAATCGAATCTGAACCTGTTTCGATATGACGACAATGGCACGAACACCGGTTCCGTGATCGTGTTCGACCGGGGAACCGGGCGTGCATCGTTCGCGGTCCGACCGCGCTTCAACGGATTCGAAGCGTGGGACGCGGGCAATCTCGATCCGGCTCGCTTCCTGACGCTCGCGGGCGCGAGTCAGCACGCGACCGGCTCGTACCTGTTCGAGGGGACTATCGTCACGACGCCTCCCGAGGTGTCGGGCGTCAGCCTTGGACGTAACGGCACATTGCCGAGTCTGCTTTGGCGATTCAAAGATGGGAAGCCAGACGAGAAGCTTTGGGACGTACAGGCGTATGGATCCAGCCTGCAGTTCCGCGTCGTCAACGATGCTTGGAGCGATTCGAGTACGTGGATGTACGTCCTGCGAGACGGTATCAAAGTCACCGGAATCAACCTGTCGGTCCGCCCGCAGTTCGCTGGCAATCTCGCATGGGATGCCGGGAACTTCGATCCGAACACAAAGTTGAACCGGGCCGGTGACACGGCGACTGGTGACATCGGAGTAAAGCGCACCGATTCGAACGCGAAGGGCTTCCTGTGGAAGCGGCCGGACGGAACAAACCAAGCATGGCTCCACGGCACGAACGATTACACGGCATGGGCGACCATGACGCCGCAGGGTGGGTGGCAGCAGAACGCGATCCTCGTGTTCAACGCCGACAACCGTGTCGAGATGAACACGCTTACGCGCTTCAATGCGACGGCTGAATTCCGCAATCGTGTTTCGCTCGGTGCTCCCGGTTGGCAGGCCGACCTTGCGCTCGGCAATCAACGGGCGGGTGTAGGTGCATCGTGGGGATACATCAGGGCGCGCGACAACGGCGGCATCGAAATCATCAACAACGCGTACAACGCGGTCACGTGGTCGGTGGATGACTGGGGCACGATGTACATGCGGGGCCAACAGATTCTCAATACCGATGGGAATCTGAATCTGACGTGGCGCGGGCGATACCTGAGCGCAGAGATTGACGATCTCTGGGGAAATATCAACGCCCGGGCAAGCTCAGGTGCTCGAGTCCAGTGGGATTCCGGTGTGAACAATTTCGGCACCGTGGATCGGCTCGGTGGGGCACTTCCTGCACCGTGGGTGGTGTGCGGGTTAAGCGGACCCGGCAACGGGACGGCCAACGCAATCGCTGTCTATGGCGTACTTCTGAGAAACCAATGACGAAAAAATTCATGCTCCACGTCGAGCAAGCGGCTTTCATTCTGTCGAAGAAATTCCCGCAGCTTGTCCGCTGCAAGGATTATTGGGTCGCGCACCCCGTTGATGAAAAGTCATACGAGCAAACGAAATCGGCTTGGGTGCCGATCTGGCAGCCGCGCGACATTCCGCAGCCCACTCCCGCCGATCTGTTGAAGTGGTGGCCCGAATTCCAAGCGGAATACGAACTGATCGACGCAGCCGCTCGCGTTCGGGCCGAGCGGGACGCATTGCTTGCGAAGGTCGATCCGTTGGTCGAACGCGCAGCCGATGCGGGGGAAACCGATCGCGAGGCGGCGCTTCGAAAGTATCGCGCCGAACTGCGCGACGTTCCGCAGCAGCCCGGGTTCCCTCTGAATGTTGTATGGCCGGTTTCGCCTGTCTGAGCCGGAATGTTGTCGAACCATTTACTGAACCTCAATCGGAGATTCCAGCAATGACCCTCAAGAAAACGATCACCGTCGAACAGACGGGCGCGCCCGCGAGTATTCACCGCATCGATTCGGTAACGATCAGCTATGCGGCCAACAGTACGTCCGTGCAAATGTCGAGCTACTACGACGAAGCCGCGAAGAAATCCAACCGTGCGCCGCTCGCGAATTCGATGCTCAGTGTCGAAGGCGTCCCGAAGAGCGGCAAAGATCCGAAAGCATTCGTGGAAGCCGCGTTGGTCGCGGCTGTCCCGGAGGGCGAAGAAGCGGACGAAATGCTTCGCCAGTACGGCACGAACCGATACGCGTTTGCAGGCGCAGAAATCATCGCCGACTGACGGGAGCCGATGACGTGCGGTCCAGATCCGGGCCGTGTCAATCCAATATCAAGGGAGTAGAACAATCATGGCGCAGGACTATCACCACGGTGTAACCGTCGTTGAAGATAACACTGGCGTCCGTCCGATCACCACGATCTCGACGGCCGTCATCGGTGTTGTCTGTACCGGCGACGATGCCGACCCGATCACGTTCCCGCTGAACAAGCCGGTGCTGCTCACGAACGTGCAGGCTGCGCTCGGCAAGGCGGGTCGAAAGGGCACGCTGTACACGACGCTCGATGCGATCCAGAAACAGACCCGCCCGTACACCGTCGTGGTGCGTGTCCCGCAAGGCAAGGATTCGGCGGAAACGACGTCGAACGTTGTCGGCACCGTGAACGCTGACGGCACGAAAACCGGGCTCAAGGCGCTTGAGTCCGCACCGTCCGTGGTGCAGGTGAAGCCGCGAATTCTGGCGGCTCCGGGGCTCGATACGCAACCGGTCGCGAACGCGCTGGCATCCACCGGGCAACTGCTGCGCGCGATGGCGTACGTCGCGGCGCGCAACGAAACGGGCGAACTGGTCGCCACGCAGGAAGAGGCTGTGGCCTACCGGAAGAAGTTCGGCCAGCGCGAAGTGATGGTGATCTGGCCGGATTTCGTCGCATGGGACGACGCCGCGTCGAAAGAGGTTGAAGTACCCGCTGTCGCGTATGCAGTCGGCCTGCGCGCAAAGATCGATCAGCAAATCGGCTGGAACAAAACGATCTCAAACGTCGCCGTGAATGGCGTCGAAGGGATCAGCAAGCCGGTTTCGTGGGATTTGCAGAATCCCGCGACCGATGCGGGTTTCCTCAACGAGAATCAGGTCACGACGCTGATCAACCGTAATGGCTTCCGATTCTGGGGCTCGCGTACGGCGTCCGACGATCCGCTGTTCGCGTTCGAAAGTTCCACCCGCACGGCGCAGGTGTTGGCCGATACGGTGGCCGAAGCGCAGATGGTCGTGATCGACGGCGTGATGGTTCCGGCGCTGCCGCGCGATGTGGTCGAGACCATCAACGCAAAAATGCGTGAACTGGTGACCAAGGGCCGCTTGATTGGCGGCTCGGCGTGGTTCGATGCCGAACAGAACGGCGTCGTGGCACTGAAAGACGGTAAGGCGGCGATCAATTACGACTACACGCCGACGCCGCCGTTGGAAAACCTCACGCTGATCCAGAAGATCACCGATCAGTATCTGGCCGATTTCGCGTCGCAGGTGAACGCGTAACGCATCCGCCTGGACAACCGGTCCGGGCCAGACATAGGGAAGGGAGGATAAAAAAATGGGAATGCCGTCCAAACTGAAACACTTCAACGTGTTTCTCAACGGCGTGTCGTACATCGGCCAGACGGCGGAACTGACGTTGCCGAAGCTCACCCGCAAGATGGAGGAATGGCGCGGCGGCGGCATGGTCGCGCCGGTCAAATACGATTTCGGCCCGGAGGCGATGGAACTGGAATGGTCGCTCGGCGGGATCGACAAGAACATGTTGAGCCAGTGGGGCACGCCGTCTGTCGATGGCGTGATGTTGCGATTCGCCGGTGCGTACAAGAACGACAGCGACGACCAGTGGACCGCCGTCGAAATCGTTGCACGCGGCCGCTACTCCGAAGTGGATTTCGGGAACGCGAAGGCGGGCGACGACACCACGACGAAGGCGACGATGGCGCTGGCCTACTACAAGCTTTCCATCAACGGCGACACCGTGATCGAAATCGACGCGCAGAACTTCATCGAACTGGTGGGCGGCAAGGATGCGCTCACGCAGGTCCGCAAGATCATCGGCGTCTAAACGTAATGCGCGGCCTGTCCGCGTGCTGACATTCACGACACAGAGAAACGAAAATGAACGAACTGAACACCGAAAACACCCATACGCTCGATCAACCGATTCGTCAGGGCGACAACGAAATCAAGGCGATCACGCTGCGCAAGCCCGGTTCCGGCGAACTGCGCGGCGTCTCTCTGTCCGATCTCGTGAACCTCGACGTGTCGGCGCTGCACAAGGTGTTGCCGCGTATCACCACGCCGACGCTCACCGAAGCCGATGTGTCGAAGCTCGACCCGGCCGACCTGCTGCAACTGGCGGGAATCGTCAGCGGTTTTTTTATGACGAAGGCCATGCGAGCAAGCATGGGCTCCCCGACGTAATCGAAGACGCCATGGCGGACGTGGCGACGGTGTTTCACTGGTCGCCCGCCGTTATGGACGCGATGTCTGTTGCTGAACTGATGGAGTGGCGCGAGCGGGCGCGAGTGCGATACGAACGGAATGAATAACGAACTGAAATTGCGCGTCGTGTTCGATATGGTCGATCGACTGACGCGCCCGCTTCGCCAAACCCTGACCGGTAGCAAGAACCTGTCGCGGGCTCTCGCCAGCACAAAGAAGCAGCTTTCGGAGCTGCAAAAGCAACAGAAGACCGTCGACGCGGTGAAGGCTGTCCGGGCGGAAATGGGGCAGACGGCCACGAAGTTGAAGGCGGCACAGGAACGGCTCGCAGGACTGCAAGCGCAGATCCGCGCAACCGCAAACCCGACGGTGCGGATGCAGAACGCCATGCGCCGAGCGTCGAGCGCCGTCGTAACGCTCACGCAGCATCAAGAGCAACAGCGGACCCGGCTCGGCGAACTGAACGCGCGCATGCAGCAGGCCGGGCGGGGCGCTCAAACGCTGGCGGCATACGAGAAATCGCTTCAGTCCAGTATCGCGAAAACAAACGAGACGATCGCGGATCAGGGGCACCGGCTGCAAGCCGTCCATGCGCGCCGAGCCGCGCTCGCTCCCGCGCGCGAGCGGTATCAGGCTGCGCGCGGCGCAGCGTCCGAAATGGCGGTCGGCGGCTATGCTTCGCGCGCCGTCGGCGGCCGCGTGCTCGGCGGCGTCGGCGCACTGCTCGATGAATCGAAGCACTCCAAGCTCGAAGAAGTGAAGATTCAGGCGCTCGGCGCGGGCGATCACGACACGAAAAAGGCGATCGATTTCGCGCGCAAACACAAGTCATACGGCGTCAGCACGACGGAAAACCTCACGCTCATGCGTGACGCCATGACGATCCTCAACGACGAGCATCACGCAGAAATGATTCTGCCGACGCTCTCGAAAATGAAGTTCGCGAACGATGCATTGTTCGGCGCCGAGCAAGGCGGGGAGAACGAACAGAAGTTCATCAACATGTTGAAGGCGATCGAACAGCGCGGCGGCACGAACGACGCCGCGACGTTCAATCGCGAAGCGAACATGGTGCAGAAGGTCATCACGGCGACAGGTGGGCGCGTCGGTGGTGATCAGTGGCAGGAATTCATCAAGACGGGCGGCACGGCCGCGAAGATGCTGCGTTCCGACGCCTTCTACTACCAGATGGAACCGCTCATTCAAGAAATGGGCGGCGACACTGTGGGTAGTGCGCTCATGTCCGGGTATCAGAACCTGATCGAAGGGCGCACGACTGTGCGTGCGACGCGCAAGCTCATGTCGCTCGGCCTGCTCGATAAGCGGAAAGTCGAATACGACAAGGTTGGCCGCGTGAAGGCGTTTGCCGATGGCGCGCTGCTGAACAACGATCAATTCAAGTCGTCGCCGTTCGAGTGGATGGAACAGACCCTGCTCCCGCTGTTCGAAAAAAAGGGCATCACGAAAGAGCGGGACGTTCTCAGTGCGATCAGTTCCATTTTCACGAACCGTCGTGCGTCGAACCTGTTTGCGACGATGTATTTGCAGCGCAAGGCGATTCACAAGAGTGTTGCCCTGAACGAGAAAGCCTACGACATCGATCAGGGGTTCAACATCGGCCAGACGCTACCGCAAGGCAAGGAAATCGACGCCTTGTCCAAGAAGGCGATTCTGGAAGAACAGCTAGGCTCGAAAATCCTGCCGCTGTACAACCGTGGACTCGAAATGACGGCAAACCTGATCGAGCGCGTGAGTGGATGGACAGAGCGGAATGCAGGAACGGCGCGCGCGCTGGCGATCGGTCTTGCCGCGCTCGGCGCGGTACTCGTGGCCGGGGGCTCGCTGACGATCGGGCTCGCGGCAATCATCGGGCCACTCGCGCTCGCACGTTACGGTCTGGCGATGCTCGGTGTGCAGGGGGGCTTGTTGCGCGGGACGCTGGGCCTGTTGGGAGGGGCGTTCCGTATCTTCGGTACGGTGCTGCTCACTGTCGGCCGCATGCTGCTGCTGACGCCTATCGGTTTGGCAGTCACGGGTATCGCGTTGGCCGCCTTCTTGTTGATTCGATATTGGGAACCAATCAAGGCGTTTTTCGCGGGCCTGTGGGCCGATGTCAAGGCTGCATTCGATGGCGGCATCGGGGCGATCGCGGCTCTCATTCTGAACTGGTCGCCCGTGGGCCTGTTCTATCGCGCGTTCTCCGCTGTCATGTCGTGGTTCGGTATCGAGTTACCGGCAAAGTTCACGGAATTCGGCGGCAACATGGTTGCCGGGCTCGTCAATGGCATCACGGGTGCATTCTCGTCCGTCAAATCAGCGATCACGTCGTTGGGCGAATCCGCGGTCGGCTGGTTCAAGGAAAAACTGGGCATCCATAGCCCTAGCCGGGTGTTTGCCGCGCTCGGCGGATTCATCGGGCAGGGTGCTACGCAGGGGATCGAGGGGGAACGGGCGAGCGTGGCCGGGGCTGCTGCGCGGCTCGCCGGGGCCGCCTCGATCACGTTCGGTGCGCTGACGGCGAACGCTGCGCCGTCGCCGTTGGAAATGCGACCTCTGATCGATACCCGTCCGCCGCTGTCGGCCGCGAGTGCTACGCCGTCGGCTGTCGTGGATAGCGGAACGCGGAACTACTACATCACGATCAAAGTAGAGAATGGTGACAACGTGAACGAATTCGAGGCGGCAGTGCGCCGCGTGATTGAACAGGTTGAGCGCGAGGACCGTCGCCGCGTCAGTTCGCGCCTTTCGGACTGAGGGCGCCATGTTGCTTTCTCTCGGGCAGTTCGTTTTCGGTACGCTCACGGCGCCATTCAGTGAAATGCAGCGTCGACGCACGTGGAAGTTCGCGAGCAATTCTCGTGTCGGCGCTCGAGACGCGCGCCAGTTCACGGGGCCGGGTGATGATACGTTCACGCTGGAAGGCATGATCGCAACGGGCGTGCTTGGCACGCCCATTTCGATGGACCTGATTTCCGAAATGGCGAACACGGGTGATGCGTATGTGCTCGTGGACGGGCGCGGCATCGTGTACGGCGCATACGTGATCGACGAGTTACACGAAACGCACTCGTATTTCACCATCCTCGGCGTGCCTCAGAAAATCGAATTCACGCTGACGATCACGCGCGTGGACGATCGCGCGCTCGCCGCGTCGGTGGACGGAGGCGCCGCGACCAGCGAGCCGACCAATGGGACGCTCGACAAGGCACCGCCCGGAGCGACGCCGCCCTACGTCAAGCCGAAGAAGCCGAAAACAAAGAAAGGAAAGGCGTAGGGCAATGGCAGATTTCGTTCAATCGAGCAAGCTGCCTGCGCGGCGGCTTGTCCCATACGCCGACTATCGCATCACGCTTGACGGCCGCGACCTGTCGCGCTCGCTTGCTCCGTATCTCGTCTATCTCACGTTGAGCGAGTCCCGTGCTGATGAAGCCGATTCGCTAAGTCTCGTGCTGGATGACTCGCGCGGCGATCTCGCCTTGCCGAAGCGCGGTGCCGAATTGAAACTGTCGATCGGGTGGGAGGGCGAAGCGCTCGTGGACAAAGGCACGTTCACGATCGATGAATTCGAGTTCCACGGAGCCCCGGATCAGCTCACCATCAGCGCGCGTTCGGCGTCGATGACGGACGCCATGCACGAGCGACGCGATAAAAGTTGGCATGCTCAGACCATTGGCGATATCGTCAAGACGATCGCCGCCCGGCACAAACTGACGCCCGCGCTCGGCGACGCGCTCGCGAAGATACGGATTGCACATATCGACCAGACGAGCGAAAGCGACATGTCGTTTTTGACCCGGCTTGCGAAGCGGTACGACGCAGTAATGACGGTGAAGGATGGGCGCTTGCTGTTCATGCCGATTGGCGCGGGTACGAGCGCGAGCGGGAAGCCGCTCCCGACGCTCGAAATCCTGAAGGCAAAGGGCGACTCGTACCGCTATCACGTCTCGCAACGCGAAAGCTATACGTCCGTGCGCGCGCGCTGGCACACATCGAAGAGGGGCAAGCAAGAGTCCGTGATCGTCGGCGGCGAAAATAACCGCAGCACGAAGCTGTTGCCAGAAATCTACGGCTCGCGCGCTGATGCAGAAGCAGCGGCCAAGGCCGAATACGCGCGCACGCAGCGCGGACAGGCGACATTCGGTATGACGCTCGCGCTCGGCCGGGCCGACGTCTACCCAGAAATGACCGTGAACGTAAAGGGCTTCAAACCGGATATCGATTCGACGCCGTGGCTCGTGAAGCGTGTCGTGTCGAGGATCGACGGCAACGGCGGTTTCACATCGTCACTCGAAATGGAGATGCGCAACGATCCGACGACGAGTCGGCATCGAACCCATTTCCGGCAGGGTGGAAAATAGGAAAAGCCCGCGTTTTGCGGGCTTTTTGTCGATGTGCTGGCCTCAAATATGCAGTATGCGCGCCGCGAGAAACCAAAGCAGCCATTGCGCGACGACGGCACCGACAAGGTAAGCCAATACGATACCTGCCGATCGGCGACGGGAGAACAGATAGAAGCCGAGCGCCGCGAAAAGAACCGGCGGTCCAAATAGGTAGACGAACAGTTCAATGGTCGAAGCGGTCGTGACAGCGCAAGCATCGACGCCGCCGCCACACGTCCCGGCCGGGGGCGTGCACCAATGCTCAATCACCGTGCATAGCCGAGCGTCAACGGCAGACCATGCGATAACGCTCACGAGCCCTGCAATCGCAAATCCGATCGTCCCTAGAAGGCGCCGCATTATTTGATTTCCCAGAAAAGGATTTGCTTCGAATTCCGAAGGTCGGACCATCCCAGATGTGTGCCCGGGAGGAATTGTTGAATACCTATGACTCGACTGAAGGTCGCGACTGCATCGGGTGCGCTACTCACGGTCAAGCGCGATCCGTTCCACAGGTCAATGTGGCCGCCGCTCGCATTCGCGGCGGCTTCGCCGTCACGCGACCAGTAGCGCGAAAACTGGATTATGCCGGTGCGCCCCTTCACCTTGGATTCCCAATCGGCGCCGGTGATGTTTTCCGCCTTCGGCAGTCCGGCGAACGGTTGAAGCTGCAGCCATTCGCCGAGTTCATCCGCACGCGTCGCGGTCGGCTTGCCGTCGAGGAGGATTCGCCCAATCGTCGGCGAGCCAGACATGGGTTTGACGGTCTTCTGCGAAAATGACTTCATGCCAACGCCGACACGGTGCAAGGTCACGCTCAAGCGAATGGCGCACTGGTTCGTGTAATCCGGGTTGTCGTACGGGTCGCCGGAAGGGTAGGCGTCCCAAAGCTCTTTGAACGTGATCGCCTTCACGGGAACTTCTTTTTGCGAGCCCGTCTGCGTATTCGTATCGATCTTGGTCGGTTTCGTATGTGGCATCGATCATTCCCCGTGGTGCTTCGCGATCGCGTCATCGCCCCAATGAACCGTGTAGGTCCCGGGATCGTCGCCGGTATAGACGCGGGGCAGTGTTCCGCTCGCGTCCAGGCGGCCGAAATGTACGCGGCCGTCGGCGGTTTCGATGTAGTACGGCAAGCCTTCCACCTGATGCTCGGTCGCCTTCACCTGCTCATCGAACGCGCCTTTCTTGACCGACGCAACGCCACCCGTGGCGGTCAGGCTCGAAATAACCTTTCCGTGACCTTCGATCATGTCGTCGCACCACGATTCGCCGCCGAGTCCGGCAATGATCTTTGGTGGTTTCGGGCAACCGCACAGCACGATATCTTGATCGAGTGCGCATTCTCCCGACATGCTCATGCGGTACGGGCCGCCAGACTTCGCAATAACGCCCGTCGCTTTGCAAGCGGCACAGAATGCCGGGCCGCCGATCAATGCGATCTGATGCCCGTACATGGTGATTGGTGGCCCAGCGTGAGGCAGGACGTTCCCGCCGCTCGACAAGGTATCCCCGACGACTGCGATTTTTCGCAACATGCGTGTGCCCCTCGAAATTTGTGGCCTCGGCGCCGGGCGCGTCGGCCGCTCTCAGTTTTATCGGACGAATGGCCCGGATTCTATCAAGCTGACGGGCGTCTACCGTGCAACAGCCACGTGTAGAAGCGTCCAACGCGGTCTGCTTCGTCTTGCGCGGCGTTCCACATCGAGTACAACGTCACCGAGCACGGGAACATCACGACCGTTCCGTCATCGTCGTTCCATCCGAACTCACGGTTCCAGAACGACGAAAAATAGCTCCCCATTGGCATGGGGACGCCGCGCGGCTGGAAGTAGAGGCGAGTGCGAACCATCGCGCGAAAATCGGCATCATGGCGCCGCATGCCGCCGTCGAATGTCATGATCGCCGCGCGCTCATCGAAAAATTCCAACACGTTCGCGTCGTCGTCGTGAGGCATGGTACAGAAAACAAAAGCTGTATGGATATACAGTATTTGAGCCATGCCGACCGTTGTCAACGCCTCGGCTTCAGGGGCCTGATGGGCGTCGTTTATGGGGGCACGTAGGCGGGTGGCCCGATGCCAGTCCAGAGCGGGCCGGATCGCCACGAGCGCGGCAGATCCAGCGCGAGCGTGCGCCACTTGGCGAGGACCGCCGCGAACGTACCTTCGCGTTTGGCTCGGCGGATTTTGTCGACTACGTTCCATCCACGAATGTAGTTCGTGAGGCTGCGCTGGCTCGACAGGTAATGCGGTGCGTGAACGCCGACCCATGCCAACATTTCATCGGGCGGGACGTCCGGTGCGTTCGGGTCCGGTTCGATGTTCGCGCGTACTGGCGACGGTTGGTCGACGCATTGGCCGCGCGGCGCCGCATCATGTGCTTCGCGGTTGGACTCGAGCGCCAGCAGGCGTAAGACTTCGATCCGATGCCACGGGATCGGTGACCGGCCCGCGACGTAGTTGCGGACGGTGCGGGTGCAGCAGCGAAGTATTTGCGCGATTCGGGCGATGGACAGGCCGTCCGTGAGCGCGAGAAAATCGGCTAGCGCGCCGTGACGGCAGTCGGCGGCATTCAT